CCGAGACAGCGACCGTGTCCGTGGCGCTGACACTTAGCGATACGGCGGCGGCCACGGACGTTGTCTCGGCGCTGACGGAGGCGCTCAAGCAGATCGCCGAAAGTGCAGCAGGCAGCGACGCGGTGTTGGTGCCGTCCGTGCAGTTAAATGTCGCCGAAAATGCATCCGGCGCCGAAGCGATCGCAATGACGATTACGCTTGTCGTCGCCGAAGCTGGCAGTGGCGGAGAAACGGAGCAATTCGCCGCCACGCTGACGCTGAGCGACATTGGCGGCGGGCAAGACGCCATGTCGCTGCTGACCGAGTCGCTCGTGCAGTTGTTCGAGATAGCAACAGGCGCCGAGTCGATAGCCGTCACGCTCGATCCGCTGCTGATTGGCGACGCAGGCATTGCCAGCGACGCACAAGTTGCGCAGGTGGCGCTTACACTCGGCGATACAGCCACGGCGGATGATGGCTTGCTTGCCAGCGTGCTGCTTGCCATCAGCGAAGCGGTTGCAGCGGTGGATGGCATCGGCAATATTGCGGTTAGCGTGCCGGTTGCCGACGCGACACAGGCGGCGGATGTGCTTGGCGCATTGGCGGTTACACTGGCGACGGTGGATGTTGGCGCTGGCGTCGATGTGGCAGCAGCGTTCAATACTGAAACTCGCATCGTCTCCATCATCTTTGCGATCCGTCGCCGCTCGATTGCGTTCGCCTGGTTTCAGCGCTCGGTCGGTTTTGCTTTCAGTGGTCGCCGCGCTACATCTAGCTGGCGCACACGCTCCGCAGCGTTTGCGCTTTCACAGCGCATGATTGAATTTGCAATTTGAGGAGGAGGAATGGTCGGAGAAAAATTCAGCTATCGCACACAGTGGAAAGTGCGCCGCTATGCGAGCGAAGATGCGTATCGTGCGGGCGCACCATCCGCTGTCATCGACGCTGACGGGCAGCAACTGCCAGGCGAATCTGAGATCGAGGGCAACGTCCTGCTGAACGAAGGCATTGCGCTATTGCTCGATCTGCTCATCGGCGCTGGCGGGACGCACTACGGCAACGCCAATGCCTACATTGGCGTTGGCAACGACAGTACAGCGGCGGCAGCCACACAGACCGGGCTGCTCGGTACATCGACGGCATACCGGCCGATGGAGAGCGGTTACCCGCAGCGCAGCGGGCAGACCGTGACATGGCGCGCTGTGTTTGGCGCCAACGATGGCAACTTTTCCTGGAATGAGTTCACCATCGCCAATGCCAACAGCAACTCTGGCACGAACTTAAACCGGCGTGTGAGCGCGCAGGGTACGAAGGCGGCCGGGCAAACCTGGACAGTTGACGTGTCGATTACGATCAGCTAGCAAGGCGGCGCTATGCAGCAGGTGAATGAGGGCACGACGGCATATCTGCAAGTGAGCTTTTTGGATAAAACGGGAGCGCTTCAGCAGCCAACAAGCATCACGTATCGGATCGACGATGCGGCCACACGCACGCAGATCCGCGGCGCAACGTCCGTCGCTCCGGCGGCCACTGTTGAGATCGTCCTGACGCCGAGCGACAACGCTATCGTGTCGTCGTTCGCTCGCACCGAGCGACACATCGTGACGGTCACCGGCACCTACGGCAGCGATGACCAGGTGGTGGCGCAATTTGTGTACGAAGTCGTGAACCTGCAGGCGATAGGATAGCATCATGAGCATCACAAGAGCGCAAGCGGAACAGATTCTGCAATATCGCATCGGCGGCTACCTGGAAGACGCTGGAATGACGGCGGATGACAGCCCGAATCCGTGGCTGACCGACCCGCTGCGCTGGGCGCTGGCGATGCTCGGCATCGCGACAGCGAGCATCGTGGACGTGACCGACGCAGACCTGGCGGCTGTCACTACGACGCAGACCGACGCGCTGCTCGACCTGGCGGAACTGCGTGCGCTGGAGGCGGTGCAGACCAACCTGATCGGTGCCGAGACGTGGGTCGGGCCGATCAAAGAAGACACCAGCCGCACGGTCGAGGCGCTGGCGGCAATCATCGCCACGAAACGCAGGCAGGTGGCGCAGAATTACGGCAGTCTGCTTGTGCTACCGGTCGATTCCTCCGTGCGGAAAGCGAGTCTGGCGGCGCTATGAGCTTCAAAACTCTGGCCACAATCGACGCGCAGATCAAACGTGCTCCGCTCACCGGTGGCAAGCGTGGCGCGCTGGCGCTGCACCTCAGCGGCCTGAAGGCGACGCCGCTTTATCCGGCCAATCCAGAACTGGCGCAACGGCTGCAGCTGGCGACGCCATATCTGGCGAAGGAGACTTTCATCGTCGGCCAGCATGACATCCAGACTGGCGACGTGCTGACGATGGAGGGCAAGGACTACACGATCCGTGGCGTGGCGGCGTGGCGTGCGCCTGGCCAGCGTATCGGCCGCTTTATGCATCTGGTCGTGGAGGACGTGCAGCTATGAGCGCCATCAGCCGCAAGACAGTGCGAGAGGCAATCGGTGCGGGACTGGCGGCGAATCTGCCGTCGGCGCAGGCAGTGTACAGCTACGCCAAGGCCAACTTCAACGGCCAGTCGCCGGTCGTGCGCATCAACAGCGAGTCTTCGGAGCGGCCAGGGCTGACGCAACAAGGCCTCCGCTCCTTCTTCCGCTTTACGATTGAAGTCTGGGTGCTGCTCAGCGACCGCGACGGGTGGACGGAACAGGACGCCGAGGATGCACTCGACACGCTGGAGCACGAGATCATCACCTGGATGACGCAGAACCACAACACGTCACTGTGGACGACGCTGACTTACGACGGCCAGTCCAGCATCATCGTCGCCATAGACGGCGGCGATACCTGGCTGATTGAACGAATCCCGATTCGTGCGGAGGTGTACGGATGAAGGCAAAGCCACACGATCTTGTGCTGCGTTACGTCGGCGACGGCGCATACTTGCCGTTGGTGCCCGCGCGTGACCTGACCGCTGAGGAAGCGGAAAAGTTCCGAGAGATTATCGAACTGGCCGCCGCAAACGGGCAGCGGCTGTATGAGGCGGTCGAGCAGCCGCCCGCGAGGAAGGAGGATAAATAATGCCATACGCGACCTGGCCGTTCAACCTCTGCCAGTTGGGGCGGGGGACGGCGATCACGGCAGGCGGCGCTATTGCCGCCAACGACAACACGATTGCGGCAACGACCGTTTGGCGCGGCGTGTTCGGCGGCTTCGACGACACGCGCGAGCGCCAGACGACGCAGGAGGACGTCGGCACGATGGCGTCGGCGGAGCGCACCGCCGACACGAAAATCATGGCCACCGTGCCAATGCCGCAAACGACGCTGACCTTCGAGCAAATTCTCCATGTGCTGGAGGCGAGCATGGGGCAGGTCACCCCGACCGGCTCCGGGCCGTACACTTACGCTTACAGCGTGGCGCTGGGGGCAACACCGCCGACCATCCGGCCATACACGCTGCGCGTCGGCAACGTGCTTGCGCCAGCGGACATCAAGATCATCCCCGGATGCTGGGTGCAAGAATGGACGATGAGCGGGGAAGCAGGTGGCTTTTGGACAATCGAAGCCACCTGGCAGGGACAGCGCGGCATCAACGGCTCCTTCACGCCAGCGATTGCACTGCCTGCGGTGCAGGACGCCATCTTTAGCAACACAAATCTGTACATCGACGCCAGCGGCGGCGCCATCGGCACAACGCAAATCTCCGGCGTGCTGATCGGCGCCACAATTAAGTACAACAGCGGCATCGAGTGGGTGCCGCCAGGGGATGGCACGCTCTACCCGACTCGCATCAAGATCGGGCGACCGCGCGTCACCTACACGCTGAAGCTGGAACTCGAAGAGACTGGCGGCGTCAACCGCGTCGCTCAGCAGCGTGCGGCTTTCGAGAACAACACGCTGCAACTGATCCGCCTGCAGTGCGCCGGAACCAGCGGGCGCACCATCCGCTGGGACATTGCCGCACGCCACGACAGCATCGGAGCATACGAGAAAAACGGCGAGACCAACACGGTTGTGACAATCGAGGGTCACGCCGATTATAGCGCAGCCGACGCGCTGATGTTCGGCGTCACGGTCATCAACAGCCTGGCGGCGGTGCCGTAAGGAGGCGCAAATGGCGATTATGACGCGTGACCAAATCCTCGCCGCCGAAGACATCGGCTACGAGGACATTGACCTGAGCGACGTGCCGGGCTGGGGTATTGTGCGCATCCGAGACTTGAGCGCCGCCGACCGTGACCGGCTGGAAGCGAGCCTGCTTGCACCGCAGCGCAACGGGCAAAAACCGGCGGCGAACCAGCAATTGAATTTGAAAAACGTGCGTGCTCGCTTCTGCGCATTCTGCATTGTCGGCGAGGACATGCAGCCGTTATTCAGCGAAGCGGACATCGAGGCGTTGGGGCGAAAAAGCGCTAAGGCGCTCGACCGCATCTTTGACCGCATTCGGGCGCGCAACGGGCTGACGGAGGACGCCGTCAACGAGCTTGTGGAAAATTTCAACAGCGGCCAGACAGGCGATTCGCATATCGCTTAGCTCTGGCCGTCGGTCACACAAATGTTGACGAAATGCTGGCGGGAATGAGCAGCCGCCAGTTCAGCGAGTGGATGGCGTATGCCGCAGTGGAGCCGTTCGGCGAGGAACGCAGCGATTATCGTGTGGCTCACGCTCTCGCCGTTATTGTCAACATGTTCCGCGGCAAAGACGACCAGCCGGTGAGCGTGGCGGACTTGCTGCCACGAGTTGGCATCCTGGCCGATAGGGCGAAAAACGATGACACGCCAAAGCCGCATCCAAACGTTCAGCGCTTCGAGGCGATGATGGCATTATGGGAACAATCGCAAACTTAGCCATCAAGATTACGGGCGATGTCGGCGACCTGAAAGAGGCGTTATCCGACGCTGCATCTTCTATCTCGAAGGCTGGCGACAAGCTACAAGGGCTGGGATCGAAGCTGTCGCTGGGCGTCACCGCGCCGCTCGCGGGCATCGCAACGATGGCAATCAAAAGCGCCGCCGACTTCGAGCAGAGCATGAATGTCATGCAGCAAGTTAGCGGCGCCACCGCTGCGGACATGCAAGCGCTGCAGGAGCAAGCACTGCAACTCGGCGCTCAGACGTCGTTCTCTGCCGGAGAAGCAGCCGAAGCGATGCTGGAACTCGCCAAAGCTGGCTTGAGTGCCAGCGAAATCTCAGCCGCCATTGGCGGCACGCTCGACCTGGCAGCGGCGGGCGGGCTAGGGCTCGCGCAGGCGGCGGAAATCACGGCGAACGCCGTCAACGCTTTCGGCCTGGAGGCAAGCCAGGCGTCCAGCGTCGCCAACATGCTGGCAGCGGCGGCGAATGCGTCCAGCGTCGAGGTCACCGACCTGGCGCAAGGAATGCAGATGGCCAGTGCGGTCTTCTCTTCTTCCGGTCAGTCTCTTGCGACGCTCAACACTGCACTGGCAATCCTCGGCAACAACGGCCTGAAGGGTAGCGACGCGGGCACGTCGCTCAAAACCATGCTGATGCGCTTGACGGCGCCAACGGACGATGCAGCCAAGAAGCTGCGTGAGCTTGGCGTCAGCGTCTACGATGCGGCGGGCAACATGCGCGCGCTGCCAGAAGTGATGGCCGACCTGCAGCGTGCGCTATACGACACGCAAGCCGTCACGGTTACGTCGAGCAACTTAACGCAAGAGCAGGCCGAGCGCATGAAGTACCTGGAGAAAATAATCGAGAGCACACAGAGACAGCTGGCGGATTATCAGTCCGGCATCGCTGGCGTTGCTCAAAGCGAAAATGACAAAATCGTGGCGGTTGACCGCCTGAATCGCGTGCTGCAAGCGGCTCAGGCAGAGTATGCAAGTTTGGCTAGCATTGGCGGCACGACCACGACCGTCATGCGCACGTTGACGGAGGAACAACGAGCACAGGCGCTTGCCACCATCTTTGGCTCGGATGCAATCCGTGCAGTCAACATCCTACTGAAGGAAGGTCAGGATGGCTGGGCGAAGATGGCGGCGGCGCTAAACAACGAAACCGCAGCGGCTGACGTGGCCAACGCACGAATGAAGGGCATGGCGGGCGCAATCGAATATTTCAAAGGCTCCGTCGATTCGTTTCTCATCTCGACGGCGCTGCCATTTCTGGACAGCCTGAGCGGAATCGTGCGCATGGCCGCCGACGGCATTACGGCGCTGGGGTCACTGCCGGAGCCGATACAGCGAACAGGTCTGATTGTTGCTGGCGTGGCGGCAGCAGCAGGCCCCGCACTGGTCGGGATGGGGACTGCGCTAAAAGTGGCAGCGGTAGGTGCGTCCGGCTTAAGTGCAGCGCTTGGTTTTCTTGCCAGTCCCATCGGCCTGCTTATCGGCGCCGTTGCGCTGCTCGGCGTGGCGTGGGCTACCAACTTTGGCGGCATACAAGAGATAACGGCTAATCTCGTCGCCCAACTGCAACCGAAGATCGACGAGGTCAAGGGATGGATGGAGGCACAAATACCGGCAGCGCTGGCAAAAGCGCAAGCGGGCTGGAGCAACTTCGCAACGTTGGCGACCACTGCCATCGGCGAATTCATGGCTCCGGCGTTTGAGCGCCTGGCGACAGCGACCGTCGAACTGCCAGGCAAACTAGCGGCGCTCCAGCCAAACATCGAGAAGCTCGGCGGCGCATTCGGCAACCTCATGAACGCCATTCAGCCGATTCTGGCGGCGCTGGGCGTCGGACTGGTGGTAGCGGCCAACTTTGGCGTCAACCTGGTAGCGGCGGCATTTGAAAATCTGCCAGGTCTCCTTCAGCCGATGATCGACACTGCCATCAACACAGTCAACCTTCTGGCCGATACCATCCGCGGCTTAGTGAGCGTAGTGGTCAATTTGGCGGAAGGCGACTGGGCGGGCGCGTGGGAGGCGTTTAAAGGCATAATCGAAGGCTTCAAGACTTATTTCAGCACTACGCTAGAGAACATCAAATCCTTCGGCGCTACCATTTTCGATACACTGAAAACGACAGTGCTCGGCACGCTGACCGACTTGGACTCCAGCGCAAAAACACAGATGGACGCCTTGCGCGAATGGTGGGAAAACGCCTGGAGCAGTCTGGAAAAAGCATTCGAGCCAGTTAAAAGTGGCATCCAGACAGTCAAAGATGCGGTGGATGGATTAAAGAAAGCCATCGAGGACTTCAAGAACTGGATCGGCGGCTTGTCGATCCCGAACCCGTTCGCTGGCATCCAACTGCCAGCACTGCCAGCGTTGCCGACGTTGCCAGGATTCCAGCTTGGCACCGCCTACGCGCACGGAGGCTGGTCGTGGGTCGGCGAGAATCGACGTCCCGAGCTGGTCTTTCTGCCGCGCGGCGCACAGGTCGTGCCGTGGCAGGAAGCGAGCAAAACGGCGACCGGCGGAGGCGTCAACGTCACGATCCAGCAAGCGACCATCCGCAGCGAACAAGACATTTGGGAACTGGCGTACCGCATCCGTGACCTGGCACGACGGGAGGGCTGGTAATGACGCACGCGCTGTCGCTTTCTTATGGCGCAACGACGGTCAGCCTGACCACGTCCGGCGCGATGCTTTCCAAGTACACGCCAACCACGTCGGCAAACGGCGAGCCGGTGTCGGAGCCGATTGAACTGGTTGTCTACGGCTCAACACCGGACGCCATGCGTGCCAAGTTGCGCGACATTCAGCGAGCGCTCACAGCGGCGGAACGCCGTGCGCAGGCGCTGACTGGCGCAAAAGTCTACCTGAACTTCCAGCCGTCCGGCGACACTACCACATGGCGCAGCGAGATCAGCGGTGGTGTGCTGGTGCTCGACGATAAGGCGCTAACTGTGTTCGGCCAGGCGCAGATCAAGGCGACGCTCATCGTCACACGCCAGCCGTACTGGGAGGGCGCACGCACGCAGATTCCACTGACGAATCCAAACGGCGCCAATAACACCAGCGGGCTGACGATCAACAACGGCACAACCAACTACGCCGACATCGCCGCTGCGTCCGTCGTCGGCGACCTGCCAGCGCCGCTGGAGGTCAGACTGCGCAACACAAGCGGCGGCAATCGTGGCTATTACGGCTTCCACATCTCCAACAACACGTTTGCGCCGAGCGTGACGATTCACCTGGAGGGCGAGGCGAACACGAGCGGCTACGCAGGCACTAACTTGACCGGCGCATCCGGCGGGCAGATTGCCAACGTGACCGGCAGCAATCCGGCAAGCATTGCGTTCAATCTGCCAGCAGCGACCGTCAACCAGTTTGCCGGGCGCTGGGCGAGAATCCTGGTGCGCTGCACGAGCGTGTTTTCGGGCGGTAGCGGGCCGCTCTACGGCTGGGCGCAACTCTACGATTACTACGGGCTGGTCACGCTCTACCGCACGCCGATGGCGACGCTGCGCAACGCCGTCTACATGCAAGACCTCGGCGCAATCCCCCTGCCGCCTGGCGGCAGCAACGCCAGCGGCTGGAGTCAGTTGGTGCTGCGCCTGTGGTTCCGTGGCGCTTCGACTTCTCTCAGCGCTGCCATCGATTACTTCGTGCTCGCTCCCGCCGAGCAGCGCTTTTACCGCTACTTTGTGCAGCGCGGGATGCTCGTGCAAAACAACGATTGGCTGGTGGACGACGGCATCGAGGGAGCGCAATACTTGATTGAGGCGGGAGCAAATCATCCGATCTATAACACCGTCACGCCGCCGGTGCACGTTGTACCGAACACGGCGCAACGGCTTTACGTGTGGCAGGAAGGCCAAGGCGTAACGGCGGCGTGGACGATGCAGATTCAAGCGTTCTATCGACCGAGGATTGCGACGCTATGATCCATGCGTACCTACCAGCGGAAGATTCGCAAGCGGTTTACGGCGCCATTTCGCCGGATTTGAAGCTGACCGTGCGCCGCTATCGCTCGACGGCGCGCTGGGGCTACACACTGGCGCAGATCGACGTGGACGGCCCGGAGCACGCCGTCTGGTCGGTGCTGGAAATGCTGCGCCGTCCGGTGATCCTGGTCAATGACCTCGGCGTCGAGGTGTGGGCGGGCTTTGTCTACGAAGCGGAGGTGCAGAGCGGAGCACTGCGTGTGGGTGCATCGCTGGAAAATATGGCAAATCGTGTGTCGGTGGCATACACGCTGCGCACGCCGACCGGCTACGAGCGACGCACCAGCGCACCGCTTGATGATACTGCGTCTCAGTACCGTTACGGCATCAAGGAGGCGCTCATCACCATCGGCGAAGCGACGGCGGAGCGGGCAGCGGCGAAGGCGGCTGACGTGCTGGCGTCTTCGGCGAATCCGCCGAAACTGCCATCCTTCGGCGGTGCGAGCAGCAAGGCAGACGGGCGACTCACCGGCACGCTGCACTGCGTTGGATGGTCGAACATTCTGAAGTGGCGCAAGTATGCGCGCAGTGGCGCGCGGGTGGCGAACGAGGGACAGGCCGGGAAGACGCAGGCCATCGGCTGGCAGCTGACCAGCAGCGATGTGGTGTTTTCCAGAAAGACCGGCCTGGTGGATTTCTTCGCTCGCTTCAAGCATTTGGACGTCGGCGTCGTGCTGGCCGTGTCCGGCTCCACGTCGAACAACCGGACGTTCAC